ACCCCAGCAGCTAGAATTATAAGTGAATATTCAGAGCCTTCACCTAAAAACAGATACTTTGATCAGGGTGCGATACAAATCGTATTACTGTTTGACCTAAAGAATGACTTGGAGTCGGTCTATCAACAATCAATCGCTATGGAGCTTCTTGTCAGAGACGCGTTAAAAGACATTGTGCATTTTAACCGTATTGATTACGATCAGGACAGCGTTACTGTATTTAAAGCCTCAATCCTGCGCTTTACTTTCTCTGGTATTAGAAATACAATAGAGGAATGTGATCTATGACTTTAACCATTAAGGGAGATACGGAATTATATGGACGGCTCAATAGGCTTAACGATGTAATGAAGCGTACCTTTTGGGTGGGAGTTCAAGAGGACTTATACGATAACCTAATGGACAATGTAAAACCACACAACCAATCAGGGAAACTTGAAAGAAATGCTTATGTAGATTTAATAGACAATGGTGTTGAGGCTGGTATTCGCGATAATGGCATGATGGTGTCATGGAACGGTAAGCGTATCAATTACGGTATATTCGTACACGAGGGAACAAAAAGTCACTCAGTAGCACCAACTAAAAAGAAAGCACTTAGATGGGCTGTAGGTGGTGGCTTTGCCTTTTCAAGAGGGCACGAGGTCAAAGGCATAACGGCAGACCCATACCTAGAGAACGCAGCAAAGAAAACATTTAAAAACCTAACTAAAATATTTAATGCAGAACTACACAAAAAAGGAGTCATTTAATGGACTATATAGAGGAATGGAGCTTTGTAGCTCAGGCATACAATGGCACAGACGGCTTCAACAACGGAGGGGAAATAGAGCAATACGGTCGTGAAAGCGATACTAAGTATGAAGATAGACAAGAGTTAGCAAAACGAGAGTATGAAAATATCTTTGATAGTAAAGTGTCGAGATATGTTGGCTATCTCTTCAAGTCAACACCACTAAGAGAAACCAAAGACGCTTTACTCCAAGGCATAATCAATGATGTAAATCGCAGACATGAAAGTGCAGATGTATTCTTCTCCAACTTTGCCAAGAACGGTAAAGCAAGGGGTGTCAATCTTCTACTTGTGGACTCTCCTAACGAGGAAGCTCTGAACATGAAAGACCAGATAGATAGGCGGTTAAGTCCATACTTTACCGAGATATTGCCCGAAAGAGTGCAGGACTATAGACTTGATATGTTTGGTAAGTTCGACTATGTAGCGTTTTCTGATAGTGTAGATACAAGTGAGTACGGGAATAATGAAGAAGCCATAATCACAAGATACTACGATAAGAATGTTTGGCGTATATATGACGCTAATGGTGATATCATTGAAGAGGTTGAGCATGGTCTTGGCGTTTGCCCTGTATTGATATTCAGCGAAAAGGGACGCTTCGAGGCTATGGGTGAGTTCTCGCAGTTGGCAGGTATGTCTAAGCGTATCTACAACTTAGAGAGTGAACAAAAAGAGATGCTTAGGGGTCAAACCTTCTCACTCTTGACTGTATGGACGGAAAAGGGTTCTGCTCCAGACATCAAGGTCGGAGTAGATAGTACGCTTATGTATTCAGGAGACCACCCGCCAGCATTTATTTCATCAGATGCAGCACAAGTTGCAACATATGAAAAGAAGATAGAAGCCGTTAAGCAATCCATGGACAGAGTATCTTATGATATAAGCACCACAAAGGCACAAGAGTCTGGCATCTCTTTGCAGATTAAGTTTGAGGGATTAAACAGTTCTCTAAACTCATATTCAATGAGGCTTGAAAATGCAGAGCGTTTCGCATGGGATATGGTATGTGATAAGCTTGGTATATCAAAAGAAGCAATAAGCATTGTCTATAATATGGATTTTGCAATAACAGACCTTAACGCAGAGATTGAAACACTTGACGGAATAAACAGCATTGTTGATCTTCCACTTTACAAAGCAGAAAAACTAAAATCAATCATCAAAGAGGACTTAAAAAGCCTTGAAACCGAAACGATGGAAGCCATATTTGAAGAGATAGACACGATGGCAAAAATGACAGAGACTACAGGCTATAATGACTAAAAAAGAGATTGATATACTTGCAAGAGAACTTTTTGATAAGGTTTTAAGTGAGTATCACAGCAATCCAGATACAACCATGACCACCATACTCGATAAATACCTACGAGAGTTTAGCGAAGAGGTGGGTAAACAGATAAACAGCTCAATAGCAGACATTATGAACGCAACTGTTTCAGGCTCATTCGGGATGGTGTTATCTGCAAGACCGATTAGCGAACTGTCACTATCTTCACTCCTATACAACAACGCAAAAGAAACAGCAAGAGTTGCAATAGGCGTACTCAATAAACACACAGTAAACAAGTCAACCATTAATGAGATAAGAGAAGCACTTTATGGTGGGTATGGTTATGATGAACTTATGGACATCAAAAAGAAGCTACCAAAATACTTGTCAGGCCTGATAGACGAAAATAAAATAAATAAACTAACAACAAAACCTTTGAAGTCTGCGTATCTTGGTGTATTGGACGCAAGGAATGACAGAGAGCTTGAAAAAGCGTTAAGGGTAGCACTTGAAGAGAGAAGTAGATACATAGCTTTAAGAGTTGCTATCACAGAAGAGCATAAGGCTTTCTCTTTGGCAAATGCAGAGCGTATGCTTAATAACAATATTGAGTTAGTGAAAGTGTCTTTGAGTTCAACACATAAGATATTTTGTATCTGTGACTATCATACATCTTTAGACATTGGTTATGGTGAGGGAGTATATCCAATAAGAGAAGCACCAATACCACCGTATCATCCATTCTGTAGATGCAAGATGACACCAGTACTCAGAGATAAGAAATGGAGACAGATTAGCAGTCCACAAGACTCACTACTTAGCCAGTATAACAAGAAAGAAAAGAACAAGATAGCACAAGCGTTACGGTCAAAGTGGAATACTAAGACCGTTGGGGATATGATCTAAGCGTGTTTAGCCTTTAACTCATCATACCTTGACATTGGTTCACTCTTATAAATCACATCATCGGTCAGCATAGCAGAGATACGCCTTTGAGCGTTTACCCTCTTTTGTTCATTCATTAAGCCTATGATAATCCACACGATAAGCCATAAACCACCCGTGATGATTGATAGTATCAAGTGTAGAATGTGGTTAGTCTTTGACTCACTTATGATGATTTCTTCTTGTTTTATTTTTCTGTCTGTTTGTGTCATTTTATATCCTTTACAAGTATAAAGGTTTTACTAGGTGCTTCAAGTAGTCACCTAAAGGTTAGCAGCTCCATTCAACACTAATCCATCACTTCAATAAACAAACCATAGTTTGATATGGTTGTCTTAACAGAAGGTTTGCGTAAGCATACCAAGAAAGTGCAGAAAGTGTCAAGAGTTTTAGTGTATAGCTTTTAGCCAATTATTGTTTAAATAATAGACAAGCGACTGATTAAAAATTAAGCAACTCTATTCTTTTTATGATACAATAAGAGTACAACACTATAAGGAGTATAGTAAATGTTTAAAAAAATATCTGAATTATTAGAGAATAACACGATATCTAAAGAGGCGGCAGAGGCTATTGATGGTGAAATCACAGTTGCACTTGGTGCGTTGCGTGATGAAAACAAAACATTAAGAACAGAGAAGGAAACTCTCTCTAAATCTTATGACGAGGTTGTAAAATCCAAAGGCGATTTGGATGAACAGCTCAAAGGTCTTGATGAGAAGATAGCACAAGCACGAAAAGATGGACAAGGTGAACTTGCAACACAGCTAGAGGCTGAAAAAGCAAAACATTCTGGATTACAGGAAAGCCTTGAAAACCTAAAAAATGCAAATACATCATTAATGGTGGATAGTGCGGTCAGTCAAGAGCTTGACAAATATGATGTCAAAAAAGAAGACAAAGAGATGGTCTCATTCTTTCTTCGATCTAAATCATCTATGACAGATGATGGCATCAAATATGTGGACGGGAATAACAACTCGGACTTATCAGAAGCTTTCAAGGGTTACTTTGAGATTAACGGTTCACGCCTTAATGTGAAAGGCGAACCAAACGGTTCAAACTCTGGAAGCGGTGGAAGTGGTGGTCAGAACACGAAGAGTCGTGGTGACTTTGACAAAATGAACGCAGGTCAAAAGGCAAAATTCATGTCTGACGGCGGACAAGTAACATAAATTAAAACAAGGACAATATTATGGCAGCAAATACTTTAACAAATCTCTATCCAGATTTGTACGCGGCACTTAATCAAGTATCAAGAGAACAGGTAGGTTTCATACCATCAGTAGGTAGAAACTCAGGAGCAGAAAGAGCGGCAGTTGGTGAAACGGTAAGAATTCCAATCGCAGGTGCAGCAAATGTTGGTGATACAACTCCAGCGATGGTAGTTCCAGACCCAACAGGTCAAACAGTAACAAACACGACTATCACTATCTCTAATTCAAGAGTGGCTGAGTTCGGTTTTGTAGGTGAAGAACAACTAGGTCTTAATAATGGTGGTGGTTATTTATCAATACAGGCACAGATGATAGCTCAGGCTATGAGATCACTATGTAATGAGATTGAAACAGACCTAGGAGAAACATTCGTTGCTACATCGAGAGCATATGGAACAGCAGCTACGACTCCATTCTCTACAACAATGATCGACACGGCAAATGTAAGAAAAATCCTAGCAGATAACGGAGCACCTCTTTCAAACTTGAACTTGGTAATCGACTCAACTGCTGGTGCAAAGATGAGAACATTGACTCAGCTCACTAAAGCGAATGAAGCGAATGACGCAACACTTCTTAGACAAGGTGTACTTTTAGATATTCATGGCTTTGCTATCAGAGAGTCAGCAAAAGTTCAAACAACAACTGCAATCGGTACAGCAGCTAACTATGTGACAGACGGTTCAACTCTTCCAGTAGGAACGACTACTATCCATGTTGATACGGGTACGGGTACGGTTCTAGCAGGTGACATTATCACTTTTGCAGGAGACACAAACAAGTATGTTGTAACAACTGGTTTCGCTGGTGACGGTGATATGGATGTTGTAATCGCAGCACCGGGACTTCAGCAAACACTTGCAGACGGTGTAGCGATGTCACTTGGAGCAGTTGGTACAATGAACATGGCATTTGACCGTGAAGCAATCCAGCTTGTTACAAGAGCACCTGCACTACCAGCAGAAGGTGATACAGCAGTAGATAGAACGGTTATCACAGACCCAATTTCTGGTCTTGCGTTTGAAGTATCTATTTACCTAGGGTATAGAAAAGTAAGATACGAGCTTGCTATCGCATGGGGTCAGAAAGTTATCAAGCCAGAACATACGGCAATTCTTCTTGGGTAAGCTTCGGCTTACTCTTGACTAAAGGATAAATCATGGTAGAAACAATCAAGGTGGCAATAGACCATCCAAGAGGGTATAAGATAATCAATAAAGATGACTTCGACCCCAAAGTGGACAAAGAGTTCAAGGCGAAAGCTACTCGCAAACCACGACAACCAAAGAAGGATAAATAATGGCAGACGCATTAGGAAACGTAGACACTTTTGACTATGCACTTCGAGCTGGTGGTAAGATGTACGCTATGGAGTACGCTTCAGACGGAACACTTCCAGACTCTTATGTGTATCTAGGTGAAACACACAACATTAATAAAAATGTAGAGAGTGAGCAAGTAGAGATAATGAACACCGAGGCATGTACTCAGTCCGTTGGTGCTTCATCTACTAAATCATCAAAACTTACTTTGGATTGGGAAACATTTGCCTATTCTCCAGAGAACTTAGCTATCGCATTTCTGGGTACGGTTACAAGCACAACACAATCAGCCTTAACGGCTTCAGCAGTAACTATTGAAAATGTACAAGAAGGTGAATATAGCTTTATCGGAAGCTATGCCTGTACGGTGTTGGTTGTTATGGACAGCACAGACACAGACACTTATGTGCTTGGTACTGACTACACATTTGATGCTGATTCAGGTATGCTTGGGATTATCGCAGGTGGCGGTATTGACGATGATGATGATCTGCACCTAACAGTTACTTCATTGGAGTACATTAGTGATGTTGTTCAGTATCTTGACAATGTTACAAAAGAGTTTAAGCTTATGTTTATTGGATGCCCTTCAGATGGTATCAAATACAAGACAGAGTTTTATAAGGTCAAAGTAACGGCAAACGGTGCAATCGGAATGAAAGGGGATGAATATATCCCTATTTCAATGATTGGTACAGCAGTTGCAGATACTTCACAAGCTACGGGTTCAGAGTATGCTACTGTAACGGTACTCCCTAGCACCTAATCAATTACAGAGCGTCCTTCGGGGCGTTCCACTAAAGGATTTATATGACAGAATACCCAGCCACATCACGAGCCTTCAAGATAGGAACAAAAAAGTTTGAGATGAAGATGCTCACTATCGGACTTCAAGCTAAAATTGAAGACGAAAATATAGAGGTGACAAGACGCGACATCATTATTGATTGCACAAATCTAAAAGAAGAGGATTTAGACAATTTACGCATAGATCAGTTTCAGTCAATTTATGACGATACAGTAGCGTTTTGTTACTCAAAGGAAAACAATGAGGTTGGTGAGTCAAAAAAGCCATGACCCTCATAGCATGGCTTATGAACAAAGGGCATTTAGATGCTCAATACTACAGGCTTGATTTTGTGAGGGTTATTGTTGATGAAATGGTGGTAGAATATGAAAAGGCTTCAAAATGACAGATAAACTCTTAATAAAAATTCAGGCTGACACAAACAAAGCAATCAAAGATGTAAATAAACTTACTAAAGAAGTGAAGACACTATCTAAAGAGAGTAAGCAATTTGGAAAGTCTGCAAAAGATGTAGAGAAAGTTAATAAGAGTTTCACAAAACTTAATACCTCTGTCTTGGGTGTCGTTTCAAGTGTCGCACTTGCTTATTCTGCGATTACTGGTGTAGGTAAGCTTGTTTCGGTGACATCAGAACTTGAAAAGGGCTTTATTGGCGTAGCTAAAACAACGGGTCTAGCAGGTGAGGAATTTGAAAATCTAAAAGAGGAAATCTTTGATCTATCTACAGAAATGTCTGGTGTTAAAACAACAGAGCTTCAAGAAATAGCAGCCATTGCTGGGCAACTAGGAATACAAGGAAAAGAAAACATCATAGAGTTTACGCGTATCATTTCCATGATGGCTATCTCTACGGAACTATCAGCAGGTGACGCAGCAACAGCAATGGCTAAACTTGGTGTATCTTTGGGCGTACCGATAGAAGAGTTTGAGAAATTAGGCTCAACGATAAATGAACTATCTAACAGCACTACAGCTACAGCGACAGACATACTAGAGGTTACACAGAGACTATCTGGGATGGGTACTACTCTTGGGTTATCCAGAACAGAAATACTTGGCTTCTCAGCAACACTAAAAGATATAGGGTTAAGTTCAGAGGTTGCTGGTACCGCATTGTCTCAAATGTTCTCAAAGATGCTGATAGATACAAATAAGTTTGCTAAAGTGGCTGGTGTCTCATTGAGTGAGTTTTCCCAAATAGTAGAAGAAAAGCCTATTGAGGCTATTGAGAAGTTCCTTGTGTCTCTTGGTAAGCTTGACAAACAAGCGAGAGTTGATGCACTTAAGGAACTTGGATTATCTGGTGGTCGTGTAGCAGGTGCAATGCTTAAGTTGTCAACAAATACTGACTTGCTAAATAAAAACTTAGACTTATCAGCAAAAGCATGGAAGCAAAACACATCATTACAAAAAGAGTATACTACAGCCTCAAAAGGCATAGAAGCTCAATGGGAAAGACTTAAAAATACATTTAATAGAGTTCTTTTTACGGTCGGTGGTGAACTAAACAAAGAACTAAAAAAACTCATAGACAATACAGTCGAATGGATGCAAACGCTTGACTCTGGCACCTTGGCAAGTTTCGGGAAAAGCCTCGGTACTATAGCGACAACATTAGGTGGTATAGCTAAAACAGTGGCTTTCCTAAATGATATTGCCATGCCAGACATACTTGGTGGCAAAGATGCTGGTCTCATAGATACTGCTGCAAAAGGGTGGGGTAGATTAGGTGAGTCTCTAAGTGACACACAAACCACATATCAAACCCTTGTTGATATGGAGAACTGGCTTGACAATGTAAATGAGATAGAAGCACTTATAAACAGTTATGATGGGCTAGAAGGTTCTTATGCTGATCTTACCAGAAAGGTGTCAAATCTATTAGCCACAAATCACAAACTACAAGAACAATTTAGAGGTGATGCGTCAGAATTTGCGAGAAGTAAACTTGCAGAGCTGAGAGCAGAAGAAGACAGAGTTTTTGATATAACAGAGAAGTTGGCGAAACAAAGACCACATGATGCCCTTGCAGAAAGTGCGAAAAGTGCGAAAAAAGATGTACAAGACCTAAATCAAGAAGCAAAAGAGCCTATTGAGGTAACAGTTGATGCAAAGACAGAAAGCTATGCTGCTAAAATGAAAAGGCTCAGAGACGAGGGGAAACAAAGACCTATCGTTGCTAGAGTAGATGCAGACACAAAAGACGCAGATACAAAGATAGCAAAGAGTAAAAAAACAGCATCAGAAACAGTAGTCACCACGGTTGACTTTAAACCAAACACATCAGCCGTTGACTCTGCGAGAAGGGTGGTATCTAAGCCTATCACGGTTCCCGTTACATATGTGCCAACAAACAGCCCACCGCCAGGCACAGGATTTGCAAGTGGTGGTTATACTGGGTCGGGTGGGGTGAATGAAGTGGCTGGAGTGGTTCATAAAGGTGAGTTTGTACTCCCTGCTAGCGCTGTGAAGTCAATCGGTATTGATAAGTTATATAGTCTTATGAGCAATTTGAAGTTTCCAAAGCTACCCGGGTATGCAAATGGTGGTTTGGTTGGTGCTTCATCTGTTCCCTCAGCGTTAACACCTATCAATCTAAGTATAGGTGGGAATTCATTCAGCGTTATGAGTGATGCAGAAGTGGCAGCAAGCCTTACACGATACATAAATTCCCAAGGAGGTATCTAATGTTAAGAGCAACATCATTGGGTAGCGTTACATTTGGTGTCAATACACTATTTATACAAGAGCAGTTCTCAAATGCAGAGGTAATGGGTGAAACTTCCATGAGTGCTGCAGGAACGCATATCGTATATGTGGCAGATATTGCAACACCATACATAACGCTTGACTCAAAACAATACGGCATAATTACAGAGGCACAAAAAGTGGCACTTGAAGCCATGTGGGTAGATCCGACAACAACACGGACATTAACATATGATAATGCCACAACCGACACAGTGCGAATGGCAGTCGAAAAAGATATTATATTTACACCACTATTTGAGGGGTCATGCGAATATACAGCAATTATCCCATTAGCTAAAACATAAGGAGCATATATGAGCTATACATATAACGACAGCAATGTAGACGGAACGATAGGCGATGCGATCACATCTGGAACAGTTGGTGCATTATTCACTACATTAACAGCACAAGAGAGAGTCGCAGGAGATCAAGAGTTTTCAAAGGTGTGGATTACTTCATCTGCAAGCTTAACGGCTTATATCGGAATTACAGAACCAAGCCCATACTCTTCAAATGTGTTTGTGTCTGCAAGTGACTCTGATGCAGTGGGTGATTTGACGGGAAGTGAAGACCGTTACGGTGCTCTCGAAGTTGTGTCGTGTATCGCTACATTATTGGTTGTCAATAATAATGCAGACTACACACTTGCAAGGGTTGGTGATACTATTATTGTTGACGGCTCTGCATATGAAATAGATACCGTCACAGATAATGGGGATGATACAAGTGACATAGAAGCGACCATAGATTTTGTTTCTTTACCAAGTGCAGACGATTGGGTTTCGACAGTATTCTCTTTAGCGTTGACAGCCTCTACAGCCAAACCATTTTGGAGAGAAGAGAAAGTAGTAGCAGGGGCTTCTTGGTATGGAGAGTATGCAACTTGTGACATTCTGATAGCGGACTAATGTTATGGCATCAACACAAGATACTCTGGACATATTCAGCGATGGAAGTTGTCTAGAGCTTTATCAGTTCAATGATAGTCTGAGTGGTCTTGGTGGTACAGATGTCACTAAGGTCAACGGAGTAGAGCAGTATATCTCTGGCAAGTTTGACAATGGTTTCGACTTTGACAATGACACAAGACTGACTTCTCCGAACCCGTTAGCAGAAGAGAATGGGGATTTAACCATCTCTTTTGTGGTTAAGCCTACAACAGCTAACACGGGGTCTTATCAGAGAATATTAGACATAGATGATGGTGGTGCAAATAATCCCATCGGTATAACCGTTCAGCTACTCACCACAGGTAATATTTCACTAAGTGCGTCACAAGACACAACGGGTGTTTCATATTCAACCCCTGCATCAGATGATACTTTATACCATATTGTAATGACCTTTTCAGATACGCTTGGTGAGGTTAGATATTATCTTAACGATGTGAAGGTTTTAGATCAAGCATGGGCTGGGTTTAACACCTCTCTGACATACTCGTTTGCGTATGGTAACAGCACACTTGATACTAGACCTTTCGATGGAATGTTCGACCAATTAAGGTTTATAAACAGAACCGTCACAGATGCAGAAGCACACGCTCTATATTTGGAAGAGTATTTTTTAATTCAGCCTTT